GCGACATCTTCTTTGATGCCTTCTACTTGGGCTTCCAATTTGGCTATTCTTTCTGCTTCGATCATGACCGTCACTTATAGATTCGTTGTTGTTCAACCAACCATTCTTGCAGCGACTTCAGTTGCTCAGCGTTCTGGTGGCAGGTAGTGTAGTTCTTTGTTACTGTTTCGCCGACTTCAGAGAGTTTAACTCCTGAGGTTTTTTCATTAGTGCTTCCGGAGGTGTCGGGAACTTCTCCCTTTGCGGCACTATCGTGGAGCACGACGAAACCATTAGGCACAGGGCAAGCAGCGTCAGCATCTTTGCTAACGAGCTGTGGGATTGCTTTGAGTGTTGCATCGCTATTTTCCTTGATGATTCTATCACGTTCAATGTATTTAGTAACCACCTTGACAGAGACCTGAGCTGACTCAGCCTCACGTTTCGCTGCCTCAATCTTCATCTGAGCAAACTGCCCTTGCCAGTAGTCTTCACGGGCGATGTACCCATTGAACCAAAGTCCAACTACTAAACATAGTATCGACGCAAGACGGATTTGCTTTAGGTACAAACCAACAAAAGGAATGCTACCGAATAGACTGGTGAGTGCTACACCAACGATGCCACCAAGAAGTAGCAGGTGGAAAATGAAGTTGGGGATGAAATCAAAGAACCACATTCTTGAGCTTCTTCTTTCCCCACTTAGAACGTGGCTTGATGACTGGCTCTTTGACAGAGGCACCAGCAGTGTTGTTTGTAGGAACTTCGCCTTCTTCGGCAAAGAACTTCTTCACTAGAACGTACTCCTCGGCGCACAGTACACCTGACTGTTGCATGTCATAGAAGTCTTGTTCAATGTTCTTGTTGTCTCTATCGTTTTCGATAGATTCTTTCACCAGCCAGTATGCAGCTGCGAAAGAGGTAATCTTGTTTTCGCCACCTGGAACTTTTGCCAGAATGCGCTTCAAACGAAAAACCATGCGATGAAGCATGGAGTAGGCGTCCTTCTCTTCGGACGTGCGGAGATCTTTGAGTGCTTTCATGGCGTTGCCATTCTCATCAATGATTCCCAGCTTGTAGGCTGACGACTCAGTGAAGTTCATGGTCAATAGACGCAGCAGTCTAAATGCGATCAGGTTGTCTACGATTTGACTCATATGCCTCTTAGTCTCTTGATAACACCTTCGTCCAACGTGATATCGGACAGGATAATGTTTTCCATAACGGCTGGCATTCTATTCAGGTACACCAAGAAGGTTGTCAGAACAGACCAGCTCTCTCTATCTATCTTGTGGAACAGCATCTTAGTTGTCCCTTTGCCAAACACATTATAAAGAATGATGATATGATTGATAATCAAATTCTCTCTCAAGTCATCATTCTCTCTGTATCTAGTGAACAGTTTCTTAACGTACTGAAATCTCTTCAGGTCTTCTTCAAACTCCCCAATGCTTGTACATTGGGGGTTGTCGTAGTTATGCATTGCAAACTGCAGAAAATCAGCATCATTATGAAACATAGAACCTTATTAGGTTGTGATTGTCACGTCGTTGTTTGACACGCCGATACAAGCCCACTTACCCTGTGTAAACATCAGAGTACATGTGCGACCAACGGACACACCACCAGTACCCAACTGGATCTTCGAGTTGAACCAACGGTTCACTGGAGCGATCTTAGGGTTACCAGCACCGTTCGATGATGTACATACGAATGTCTTAACTTGACCTTCAGTGCCGTCAGGAACTGTGATGTCGAAGTCAGCTGCAGCGTTCTTCTGGAAGAAGGACACAGCCACTGGCATTTCAGCTGAAGTGATGGTGTAAGCACCAGTCAACACAGCGTTGTTGCTCAACGAGTTGTATGCATCAAGACGTAGGTATGCGTTTGTACCAGTTGCCGTAACACCTGAAGCACCACCAACACCAGTAGGTGATTGGATATGCATGATACCACCGATCAAGTTGGTGTTATCATCGTTGGTACCAGTTGAACGGTTCACGCGTAGACGACCTGCCATTGTGTATTGGCTTGTCGAAGTAGCGGTGATGTTACCAGTAGACAACATGTCGCCGTTTGACTTCACGCCAAACTTCTCAACACCACCAACCTTCAACGAAGCTACGCGAGTAGATACGTTGCTGTTTGAAGCAGCGTCAGTTGCGTTAACAACGAACGATTCAAACACAGAGGTAGCGTCAGACCAAGAGTCACGAATGTCAAGTTTGGCAGACGGAGATGCGGTACCAATACCAACCAAGTTAGTCGATGCGTTTGCGAACAGCAAGTATGTCTGGTCGCCACGAGCAGCCGATGAAACTGGGCTCACGTAGAAGTTAGAAGCAATACGTTGTTGGTTAACAATGAATGACGAACCTGTTTGTGTGTTCAGGTTAGCCAACAGTGTTGACAACTGTAGCTTCTTATTTGTACCACCCTGTACAACCAACAGCAACTCGGTGCCGTCGATCGTAGTGGTGGTATTAAGTTCGGAGATCTTTTTATCTGCCATTTCCTATACCATCCTTTAAAATTAAGCGTCTGGGTATTGTGCGTCGTCAGCTGCGTCGCCAGTTACCAGTGTGCGACCAGCAACCAAAGTTTCTTGCTGAACACGACCAGCGCGACCACCAGTACCAACAGTGCGCAAGATCCATCCTGGGTTTGTCACCGAAGCTGGAGTACCTGAACCCAATTGAGCCAATAGCACAGCAGCGCCAGAGGTCAATGTTAGAGTATGAGCAGCACCAACACCATCAGTCAAGTCCAAAGTCACTGGGGATTCTGCAGTTGCATCAGCCAATGAGTCAGCCAGCTTGAAAGTATTTGCGCCAGTCTTAACGATGTAGTATGTACCACCGTCAGTCAGACCACCGATAGCAGTGCCACCGCCGTCAGCGTAAACAACTTCGTCGCCAGTTTCGAACAGGTGACCAGTGTAAGTCAGAACTTCAGTTGTGTCATCCAAAGCAGTAGCTGCGTTGAAAGTGATGAACGGAGCACCAACAGCAACAGCTGGATCGGCAGTGTAACCTGAACCGTTCTCAGTGATTGTCACCGATGTAACTGCACCACCAGAGATAGCAACAGTTGCGGTGCCAGTTGTACCTGATGCTGGAGCATCGATAGTAACAGCTGGAGCTTCTTTGTACTTAGTACCACCAGATTGAATACCGATTTCAACGATATCATCGCCACCAGCATGAACTTCAGTTGCGTCAATACCATAGGTACCACGCTTCTCTGTTGTGTTCAAGAACTTAGGTGTTTGTTGAATCTTAACACTACCAACCACAACAGTAGCTGTTGAGCCTTCGTATACAGATGCCAGTTCCAACTCAGTGGCAGACACCACATTCAGAACCTTGTATTTGACGCCATCGATGATCAATGTATCGCCGTTTTTAACTTGTGTATCAAACGCAGTGCCTGTACCTGTTACAGTTGCATCAGCGTTGGTTACGTCGATGCTAGTGCCAGTTACGGCAAGAGCGTCTTGTTTTCCCCAAAGTGACATGTTTTTCTCCTTGTTATATGTCTATTTAGCGGCGACCTGGAAGGTGCAACGCATATCCTGTGTAATCAACACCGTCCTGAGACTTCGGTGCTGACCCCTTCTGTCTAGCTCCAGATGCAGAGCCTTTTGGTCGACCGCGACCACGTTTTTCTGTAGATTCTGGTGCGTCGCCTTCTTTTTCGGCTTTCTCGTAGTCACGTTCGTGCTTTACGCCAGTACCAGTTACTGTTTGTGTGCCCTTGGCGCCAGCTTTCTTGTCGCCTACTTTGCCACGGCTTGTCTCTGGGAACTTAGCTTTGTACTCTGGAGTACCTGGCCAAGCACCTTCTGCCAAACCTTCTTCAAGGAATGCCTTGAAAGACATGGTGTTTTCTTGTTCGTTCATTTGTGTTTCCTCATTTGAAAGTTTTGCTGCGATAGCCATTTCGCGACGCTTCTCCGCAGACTTACCTTTGAATTGTGGAGCGTCAGACTTCTTGAAATCTTTGATGACATCACCCATAGAGGCTTTGTCCATGTTTAGTTTTTCGTCAAGTGTTTCTTCCTTAACTGGAACGCAGTTAGGAACTTTCTTGCCGTTCTTATCTTTCATACCAACTGCGGTATAGCCTTTCCAGCATGCGCCTTCTAGACCATCTTTGGCTTCCTTGACTTGTTTAGCCTCACGCTCTTTCTTTTCGCGAGCTAGACGTTCTTGCTTAGCAGCAGCGCCCATTCTCTTCAAGAAAGATGGTTTGTTGTAGTATGGTGTGGTTGCTTCGTTCAAGTGACCCTGAACTTTGAACTTGTGTAGCTTACCATCGCCGATCTCTTTATCAGAGTGGGCTTGGATATGCACGTTCTTGCCATCGTTCTTAACGACCTTACCTTGCATCTTGTCGCCAGTCTTGCTTGCGTAGAAGTCAACGTGTTGACCAGATACTTTATGGATGTCCATCTTAGCGTGGTCAGGGTGCATCAAACCTTGAGAAGCATACTCGCGACCGTTGATACGGGCTTCGTCGATTTGCTCAGCTTCTTCTTTAGCCAAACGAGAAATTGCTTTTGGTAAACCTTCACGACGATTCTTACGGCGCTGAAGTGCCTCATCATCTGAGCCTCCAGCATGACTTTTAGTTACACCTACAAGATACGAATTAGTCGACAAGTCTTTTGTCGCTTTTGTAGCATAACTTGCTAGAGTAGACTTCTTCAACTCGTCGATTTGTTCAGCTTCTTCTTTCTTCAAAGAAACAACGTTACCCTTTGTTGCCTTCTGAGTTGGCATCTTGAACGCACGGCGAGCTGGACCAAGATCGTCTTTCCACTGCAGCTTGCCTTTTGGATCTCTGTCGAACAGAGGCTGGTGACCACCGAGGATAAAGGTATGGTCGCCGTTGGCGTGGTGAAGTGTAACACCGTTGTGTTGGTAGCTGATCTTGTCATCTTTGGCAGCAACGTGCTTCAAAGCCCATGCGTTTTCAACGTCATCTTTTCCGATTTCACGTGGAGCTTCAGCCTTCTTCTTTCCGAAGGGCACAACTGCTTCTTCGATCTCGACTTCTTCTTCGACCTTCTTGCCAACGTTCTTCTTGAAGTCTTTGTATTTCTTCTTGGCTTTCTCAACCTTAGCAGCCAGCTCAGGATCGCCTTTCAGCATCCAGCCTGGACCCATGTTGTGCTCGGGCTTTTTGCCTTCTTCTAGTTTGTCCGTCATTTTAGAGTGCTCCTTAGCATCCAACCGTGTTTTTCGTGGGCGTCGATTCTACCAGCGATAAAATCAGCCAATCCTTGTTTATTTAGTTCGTTGGCAAGTTTGAATGTTTCGTTCAAAGAAGCCAGCAAGATGTCGTTTGCTTCAAGCAAATCACGTGTCATCTCGATTGGGCTTGTCGATTCAACACTACCACGGATAGTGCGAACTGCATCAAGCTGCTCCATTGTGAATGGAGCATACGAACCCATGGCACGGATTTCTTCAGCCAATGGATCGATGGCTCCTTGGACATCTTCATAGATGGATCCAAAGAAGCTATGGAACTGGGAGAACAGGATGCCCTCCACATTCCAGTGGTATCCCTGCGCCTTCATATAGAAGGCGAAGTTGTTGGCATGGGTAGCCTTCAATGAATCAATCAATTGATCCATTATTCACCCACAGCAGCTGGGTTATCGCCACCACCGAATTGAGCTTCTTCCATTGGAGTATTGAAGCCTGCAATCTTACTCAGAACCAACATGATTGTACCTGCGCCAGCGAAGGTCACAACGATGTCCTTACTGTTCTGGTCAGCTAGAACCCATTCAGCTTCAGCGTTATTGCCACCACCATGTAGGTCAGCGATCAATGCGCCGTTACGTTCGATCTTAACGCTGCTGCTGGTTGTCCAGAAGTAGTCAGCGATATTAACCAACTGAGAGTCAGCGCCAGCTACCAATGTTTCATTGGTCATCTTGCAATCTGTCTGAAGGTCAATGGTCGCTGTATCAGCTGCAGTTGTTGCAGTGATGCGGACGATAACCTTGTTGGTTGTCTTTTTAAGTACAGTTTTTACTGCTGCCATTTAAGTTCTCCTTACTTTGTTTTTCTTTGCAGACGAGTCTTCTCGATCTGACGGATTTTCGGTGCGATACGCTTTGCCAAACGGGTGATCAAATCTTTACGCTTGCTCACAAAGTTCTCAAGACGTTCTTTTTCCTGTACTGACAACTTGTCCAGTGGCTTACGAGCCAGACGCTGCTTCATCATTTGAACAGCATGGCGACGAGCACGTGAGTTGATTGTGGTACTGTTGGACATACGCTTCAGAGCAATCTCTTTGCGACGCTCACGCTTTGCCTCAGTACGCTTGAAACGAATGCCACGCTTGATACGTTCTTGACGACCAATAGCTTCGTTGACTTCTTCTTTCTCATCTTCGTCAGCGTCTTCTGTCTCATCGTCATCATTGTCGATGAACTCGCTGTCATCATACAGATGCATGATGTGTTCAGGTTCAGAGATTTTCTCAATATCGTCGTTGAAAGATTCTTCGTCATCTTCCATGCCGTCAAGGTTCTTCTCAGTCACTTCTTCGTGCATCTTGTGATATGCCTTACGACGACGTAGGCTCTCGTCACCAGAGTAGCTGTGACCTGATTGAGTGTGTGGTTCTTTGGCATCAGCAGTTGCCGATGGCTTGTCCATCATTGAGGACATAACTGGGTCGGCTTGAGCAGCTGTCTCTGGCTTCAACTTGACTTTCTTGCCAGAGTTCATTGCCAATGACTGCTTGAAGTCATTGTAGTTCATGATGCCACCAGAGCCATTGAAACCAGCTTTGGCTTCAGAAACGGTTTCTTCGTTGGTCTTTTTCTTTGCGCCTTCAAGATCACGTGTACCGTGAACTTCAACGCTGTCGTTTTTCTCAGCCCAATCGTTCAGGTGATCATGGCTCTTGAATGTCTTGCGCCATGGAGTGCCCTTAGTGCCCTTGATGCCGTGAGCTTCAATGGTATGACCAGCTGCTTCATCAATCTGAACTTCTTCTTTCAAGTTCATTGCTTTTTCGTGGTGCTCGTCAGACTTCTGAGCGTGACGATCAGCTTCGCCATGACGACCCTTCTCGGCATGCCATTGAGACATGTTATCGTGGTGGTCAGCCATATGCATATGATAGTCGAATGGGCGAGCTTGACCTTTTGCTAGTTCAGCGTTGTGTTTACTTTTCTCTGCCTTCTCGTAGGCGCTTTCGCTGATTGTTTCTTCGGCGATGCGAGAGCGGTTGATACGTTCAATGTCGCCCTTGACTTTCTTAGTGTCGTTACCGAACTTCTTGTGGTGAGCATGAACAGCGTTCAAGTAAGATAGACGCTTACGGACTTCGTCCTTACCACCTGTAACTGAACCCTTGTCCATAGATTGAACACGTTTCCATGAGTCAGTCATTGACTCTTCGATAGTTTCAACTTCTTCTTTGAAGTGAGCGATGGCAGTTGCCTTCTTACCGTTGGCTGTTAGAGTTTCCGCAGCCTTGTGTGCTTGGTGACCATTGTCGAATTTCTTCCATGGCTTACCGTCAATATGCACAGTGTGAGGACGGTCCATCATAGACTTAGCTTTGAACTTTGGCTTACCATAGCCTTCGTCGTCTTCGCGCTTCTTCTTCGCGAAGCCAGTGCGGTTGTCATCGTAGCTTTCGTTTGTGTTCTTTTGGTACTCAGCTTCGCTTGGGTTGAACACAATCTTGTGAGCTGGGATCTTACGACCCTTCTTGTCCAACTTGGTGTCAGAAGTGGCGATCTCTTCGGCAGCTTCAGCCACTGTGTCTTGAGCCTTCTGAGGCAACAACTTAGCGTCATACTCAATACCAGCATCAGTTGCTGTTTGAAGCATCTTCTTGACAATCTCCAGATACTCAGGGCGCATTGGCTTCTTACGAATAACACGTAGACCTGCGTTCACCAGTTGAGTTGGAGATGATGACTTCTCAACGTCAGCAACACCCAAAGTGGTGGCAATGATACGTGCGACTTTGATTTTGTCTGATGACATGAACTTCATTTCTAGTAGCTCCCCTGCTGGAATGTATGACTCTTGACCTTGTTCGTCAGTGTCTGTGTGGTATTGTGTGGCGATTCTTTCCATGTCATGAACAGTGCCGTTCATGTAGTCTGCGTGGTGATTGAGTTCGCCGATCTTTGAAAGAGCTTCGCCAGCTTTCTTGAATTGTGCAAAGAACTCTGCGTTCTCTGAGCGTGTCATCTTGTCAGTGTTGATTGCCTTCACATGAATCTTCATGTACGCATCGGTTGCCTTCAAAGCAATGAGCGTGGCAACTGGGTCAAGTTGTTTAGCGATAGTGTGTTGGAATGCATCGACAGCCTCTGTCTGATGCTTGATGTTCTTTGCCACGAAACCCTTATATGAGATTTCGTTGGTGATGATATCTTCAGGTGTATAGTCCTCAACCTGAACGACTCTAACATCGGTGAGCCATTTCTTTGAGATGTTACCAGAGCTGTCAACCACGGATAGGTAGTTGGCGCCACGGTCAAGAATCTCGAACTGTTGTCCAGCTGACTCAACAAATTGACCCACTAAGAAGATGTCGCCCTTGTGGTACATCTCACGTAGCAGGTCAGTTTCGAATTTTACATCTTCTTTGATGGCTTCCATTCCAAGACCAGTGCGAATATCGTTCATCAAACGACGAGCATCGGCAGTGGTAAGGGTGGATGGAAGACCTGTTTTGAATGTAGAGAAGTCGCCCTTCTTGGCTAGTTCTCTCATCTTGGTGCCAGACATACCTGATGCGTCATCGGCATCTGGGTCTCGTTCACCAGCAGAAACCACCTGAATGGTTTCGAAATTGAATTCTTTGCCGTTGTAGCCATTGAGGATTCGCTCGTACTCGGCAATTCTATCCGAGCCAGCGATCATGACCAACTGCTTATACTTCTTGTTCAGAGCCTTTGCGACTTCAATGAACGTGCGAGTATCGTCCCCTGCGCCCATGATATTGGCTGTAGGGAACATGCGACGAAGGTAGTATACCTTGCGCTTAACGTCTAGGGGATTTTTCTTTTTATCTACTGAGCGGGATGTGTAGATAACGTGGTCGGCTTTGTTAGCTGCAGCTACACGTTGAACGGCTTTAACAAGCAGTTCATGACCAACCGTAGGTGGCTGGAATCGACCAAAGGCAAATACGATTTTGCGAGAGGGCAGCTCATTGACAAGCTGTCTGAAATTCTTCATGTTTATCCATCTATAAATGTTAATTGTTATATTATTTAGTCATTCTGCGTATTAGAGGTATCCCTCGGTGTTCATCGGAGTTTCCAGCAACAGGATGTCGAAGTTAGCAGACACACGACAGTTGTTATCGTTTGCGTTATCTACACGAACTTCTAAGTCAGTACCAGCAGGTAGCGCTTCTGGGAATGGGAAGTCGTATCTGTAAGATGCGCTGGCAAGTTCAACCACATGAGCAATCATGAACGCAGATCCAGGTCGGCGAACGTAAAACTTCACTGTGATTTCTTTATTCAAATTGACAGAACAATCACCACAATACAAATATCCAGTTTTACCAGCTGGGACAGTGTAGAATGCGTTAGAAGAACGACCCTCGCCAGCTAAGACACAAGCAACAACATCAGAACCTTTGCTGACATCTATCTCACCAACGTTAGTTGTAGTTGTTACCATAATATCAGTTATACGTTTGAACTGTTTGGTTGTCACTACTGGAGTTGTTCCTGTTAGTGTTATGGTTTCTGTTTGTTCTACCATATTGGCATCTAGACCAGTAATAATCACTGGAGTTACGTCCGATGCGCTAGAGGAAACTACAGATAAAGTTCCTGCTGTGTTCCAAGCAGACCATGGATACAAACCACCATGAGTCCAAACTGTTTCTGGATCAGTTCCTGTGTCAATGTCTGGATTATATCCAATGCGGTGTACATGGGTAACGCCTTGTGTTGCTCCACGGGCTACGTTTAAATTGAAATCTTCGATATATTTTGACATTTTAGCAGTTCCATTTACGAAGAGCCAGCGCCTTACGTGTCGGGCGACCCTTCTCGTCTTTCATTGGACCATCAACACCACCCATACGTGCACAGAATGACTTGCGACGTTTCGCTGCCTTACTGTCTGGATCGAGCTTAGATGGCTTGGTTGTCACTGGAGCCTGTAGGTTGCTGCCAGTCTTGTTGTTGTATGCGTCGCGACCCTTCTGAGTCAAACCACCTGTTGATGATTTGTGACCCTTGGCGTCCACTGCTGCTTCTTGTATGGCGTGTTCTTCTAGGTATTCTTTGAACGAGATCATCGCTGCCATCCTTTGATAATTTCTGGTGAAAAGTTTGATTGACTAAATTCCATGCGGTCAACAATCTTAACCGCACCGCCTGATAGGTGGTCAATGGCAACGAAGCCCTCTACACCTGTGACCTTGAAGCCATTGGTGGTCTTCAAGAATGTTGAGATATGTCCAGCCTGATTCATCTTGTTGATGATCATGTGCTTTGCGTCAACCAACAGGTTTGACAACTGGAACACTTTGACGATTTCGCCCTTGTCGGACTGAGAGAAGTACGAAAGGATACGCTTACGTTTCTCTTCGTAGGTAGCCTTGCCCTTCTCGGTTTTCTTTGAGTCAATTTCCTTTTGAATCTTGTCGTAGATCCAGTGGAACAACTCAGTGGCATGCTTCTCAGGGCTGACGATCTTTTGACCAGCTCGCACCTTACTATTGTTGAAGGTCTTAATCATCATCAATAGTTCTGGGTTCTGGTGAATGTCGTTGATGACATTTGGGTCAAGTGACTGGAACAGCTTACCTGCGTTGGACAGAATGTTTGTGACTTCAGCTGTCTCCACTGCAGTGAACGTAGCCGTACCTGAGTAGTCTTTGTAGTTTGCGTCGTCCATCCAGATTGTTGGAACCTGATTGAACTTTGACACGATAGCTTTACCGAAGCTGGCTTTCATTGTCTCAAACGAATCGCCTTCATATGTAGTGTGCCACACGACACCGATCTTAGCTGCCTTGATTTTCTTACCAAGGACACTGTTCGCTGGAACAGCATAGACGATTGTGTTTGGGTGGAACGTGATGTACTGTTCGCCGTCAATGGTCTCAACCTTTGTGTCATCAGCGAACATCAAGTCGCCTTGATACACACCAGAAGTGATACCAAGTTTCTTGAACTCAGACAAGGCAGTCTTCAGCTTGGCAGCTAGATCGCCCTGAGTGTCAGCGTCAATCTCCGCTGGCGTCTTATAGACCTTTGGCTCTTTGTTGAAGACACCCTTCTTCGCGATGAAGAACTTGCCGTCACGTGGATCGATGCCAGCAAATACAGCTGGCGCACCGTCCCATTTAACAGTGGCAGTTATCTTGGTCTTACTGTGACCAGCGAGCATATCTCTTAGATCGCGCAGGAAGTTGATAGCCTTACGAGCACCTGCAACACCTTCATTGAAGACCAAGTCCTCAATGTGTTCCATGTGTGTATTCTTATCTTCTTTGATGTAGTCTTTTAGATTCAGCATATTATCTCAACTTGAAGGCACCAGCCACGCCCTTATGTGGACCTGAGCTACCCTTGAAAATCTGTGAAGCAATGACACGTTCTTTGCCAGTGCGTTTGTCGATACCCACATAATCAGTGGAGATACCAGTGCCCTTGCGCACTTTGATCTTGTCATATTGATTTAGGTGTTCATCTGCAATGTGATGCGCGTCGGATACGATTGACTTCGCCGAACCGTCTTTCTGAACATGACTGTGAGCCACGATGTGGTTGTGATGAGTTGGGGCTGATACCTGATTGCGAATGTGTTCACGTAGGTCGGCGTCTGACATCTTGGTCATTGCCTTCTCGTGCTCGCGAGCCATCTTCTGACGTGCCAACTGCCCAGACAACTCAGCGGCATATGCCAGCTTGGCTTCTTTGGACTTTGGTTTGAACTCAGTCTTGGCTTTAGAATCTTTGTGGGCTTTCTTCTCAGCAGCCAGCTTCTCGTTATGGGCTTTCCATTGCTCATGACGTTGTTGCTTGGTGCCACTGTAACCCAACTCTTCCATGCTGTCTTCGTGCGCTTTCCAAATCTTGCCTAGATGACCAGACTTCATGTCGGCTTTCTTCTCAATAGAATCAACGCCATCGTTCTTGTAGTTTGGTTCAGCCTCAGTACCGTACTTGGCTGACACGCCGTGGAAAACCTTGCGACCATCTTTACCCTGTGTGGTAAGAATCAAGTCAGCGTTGGAGTTTATGTCTTTGATGCCAGTTGTCTTTTCGTGGTCGCCAGCTTTCTTGCCAGTGTCACGGTTCGAGGTCCAGTGAACAGCTGTAATCTTGTGACCCTTGTCGCCTTCGAGGTGTCCCTGAGCAGCTAGATGCTTCTTGACAATCTCAGCAGTCTGTTTGGCATGAGCGTCAACTTCAGCGTATGCTTCTTTACCAACCTTGTCGAACAGTTTGTTGTGAACCTGTTCAGGTGTACCAGCATGGTCAGGGTTATCTGAGATGGCACGGTGATGATCGGGCAGGGCTTTCTTCGGGTGCAGGTACTTTGACAAAAGCAGTTCATGCAGTTTGCCCTTGTCGTCTGAACCAAGACCACTTGTCTTTGACGTAGGCTTGGCTGGCTTCGCAGCCTCTGTGATAAACTCTCTCAAATTATACATTGAAACATCCTAGATTTAGCTTCTCTTTGATGATGGTTACAGACTTGCCATCGACAGGGGCAATGTTGAAGTCTGACTTCTCCTTCATGGAGAACTGCATCTCAAAAGTGAATTGGTAGTTGTTGCTACCCTTGTATTGAACACGTGCTCTATAGATAGCCTTTGCTGCAGTGCCAAATCTTGGCACGCCTTTCAAGCCGAACGGGTTCTTTGTGCCCATCAGATAGAAACCATGTGTACCTACGTTCACATAGTACGTGTCTTTCTTGTTGTAGTAGTCTTCGATCTTTGAAGCTGGGATCTCGCCCTTGATGTCAGCGAAGAACTTCAGGTCGCGACGATAGCGTTCTTCAGGCGTTTTCTTACCAGCGGTAGCCTCCCAAGTCGCATCTTTCTCACGCTTGTAGGGCACTTCTTTCCACTGCTTCTTGATGATGTTGAATAGACCAACGTCTTGAGCAAGGTCAGCGATGAACTGCTTTTCCTTGTCATCAGCTGCAATCTTGTTGAAACCCCATGGGTTTGCCTTCTTTGAGCTGTCGTATTTCAGAACCAATGAACCAGCAGAGGCAGCTGTAATTTTCAGCTCACATCCAGCAGTTTTCTTGCCATTCTGAAGAACCAAGTCTGGTTGATCGTGTCCTGCACCTGCAGGCTTGAAGTTCTTTGGAACCAGATTGTATTTTTTCAGCAGCGTTGCTGCATTTTCTTCGTATAAGAAACCCTGTTGGGCAGCCATATTACACCTCCATACATGTACATGTATATTTAGTGCTTCTCATGTTGCGATATGATTAGCCATACAATCATATCGTTTTTCCCAGCGAAGAACTTCGCGGTACAGGTACTTGATTGGCTGGTCGAAACCTTCGTATAGACTTTTGATGTGACGCAGGGTCGGTGAGTAGTAACAGGTTGGGTGCTGCAGCATGTCGGCAGCTGGTTTGTGAGAGTTGCGGTCTCTCATCTCCATGTAAATACAGTGGGCATAAGCCTGAATCTCATCCCATGCAGCGTAGTAGTCTCGTTGCTCTTGGAGCTCTGAGTCAGGAGTTTCTTTGTGGAGGAGAATCTTCTCGAACTCGTCTTGATGGAATGACCATTGCATGTAGTGGACATACTCATGCATGAGGGTGATTATCAGTTCGAACTTGAACGCTCTCCATTGACGGTCGGTCAATTCTGGAGCTGATTCAACAAACAGGGAGATGCGGTTCTCAAGGTGATCGAATTCACCTGAGACGGTGAACCAAATGAAGCACGTAGAATGCTCCATCTTGGCTCTGTAGTTGCGGGACAGGAACCGCTTCATTCCTGGAATGTCCCAGCGGTACTTGTCGAGTTTTTCCCAGAGAACACTGGGAATGAGTTTGGGTAGGTCTACGTTAAGTAGGTCAACGAAGTTATCGTTGTAGTTGGATAAGAAGGTGCCCTTCATTGGACACCTCCACCATCAACCGAAGAAGTCGTCGAGACCTGCGCTTGTTGGAGCCTCGAAGTGATCATCGAACATGTTTCTAGCTGCTTTTGCAATTTGCGGGTCATGGTTCGTCTTATGCTTGAGTTCGTTAAGATAGCCTGTTGCCTTACCCATAGCCAAATCGACATAGTGCTGAGCGATCAGCTTTCTGTCGAACTGTTTGATCAGTTCATAGTTATTTAGCTGCATCTGACGGTAGTCAGCTTCAGGCATTGAACAGAACTCTTTGATCTTCTCCGCATATTGCTTTGGAGTTGAACCCTTCTTGATCATGCAGTAGTGCACGCCAGCCTTCAGAACTACGCCGTTGCCTTCTTCGTTGTTGGATACACCGTAGTTTATAGCAATAGGTACAGTGCCAATACGCATAGCATCAATGACAACACGGTTGAAGTGCTCACCAAAAGTATTAGACCAAGATGGATCAACAAGATACTTCGATGTTGCGAGGATATCATCTCTCTTTCCTCCGGAGATGAATCCAAGGTACTCAAAGTTTCCTGAGTTTTCGGCGTTTTCCCAGATTCGCTTTCCTTCGGTTTCTTTGGTGCAGTCTGGGTCGTATTGTGGGGTGCAGTAGTATTCATCTTTACATTTATCTTTTGACATCATGTAGGCTGCTTCAATACCATATCCACCGACGAGGGTCTTCACAGATTTCATATGTGGCACTGCGCGAATCAAATCGTCAACACGTTTCCAACGCTTGAATGTCTGGATCGAAAGAACCTTATCTTCACGTTGGGCGAATGGTGGTGTCTCAGGGATACCAGCAATATCTTGTGGGTTCAGAATCAAAGCACGTGGCACGTCCATGAAGTCAGCTGAGTCGTAAGCTGCAGGGTGAACGCAAGCCAGACCAGCAAAGTGCTTCTCGTACAACTGAATCCATGGGTACAACTTCTTCAAGTTCGCATCGTGAATGATGGCAACCTGTTTAGCTGTGACCTGTTCAATCATCGGCAACCAGTCAAGGCTCTTCTCAGTGTCCTTGTTCTTGAAGCCAAAGATTGACTGCCAAATCACGATGTCGTGTTTGTTGGCGTCTTGTACGAATTGGTCAATTGACTCTTTGACCTTATAGGAATAGTAGGGGGCGATCCAACCATCCCCCTGATGTACAGGATAACCTGAACCAATGCCGATTTCATAGCCTTCTTTCAATGTTGTAGGAATCTCGACAGGACGAACTGTCTTGTTACCTTTTAGATAGGCAAAAGTAACTTCATGCCCCTGCTCTTTCAAACCTGCCATCAGGTGTTCGCAGTGATTGATGATGCCTCCAAAGTTGTTGAAGGTATGCATGACCATCATAATTTTCATGTGTAGTAGCCTTATGTAATTGGGAATAGAGATATTATACCTCTATTCCCGTTATTTGTCAAATCAACCGAAGAACTCATCAAGAGAGTTAGCCAGTGCGTCAGGGTGATACTTGGCAAGCATTTCTTCGCCACCCTTTTCTTTCAAGTAGTCATACCACTCTTTCTCATCCCACATGCCTGGACTCACACCATTCCACAGCTTTTTCCATAGAGGGTGTTCTTTGTTGAGACGACGAGACTCAACAAATTCGTAGCGAAGGTTTTCGTAGTCCCAAGAACCCAACTGAAGCATGTTCTCACGGAAGTAGCAAACCAAGCTGATGCGTTCAGCCTTATCGTCACCAAGAACGATAGGTGTGTTACCGTGGATGATTTCGTGGTTGTTCACCAAGAGCAAGTCACCTGGACGAACGTTCACCGCCACACGAACCTCAGGGAAAATCAAGTAGCCACCTGTGAAGTTGCCACCGTTCGAGAGAACCAACAAGTTAGACAAGCCTGAATCCAAGTCACCAGCGTCACGGTGTGCCGCAGTACGGAAAGTCTTGTTCACTGTCAGTGTGGTGAACACAGTCTCAGGAACCAAGTAACGTGGGTCAAGTTTGTCAGCGGCAGCTCGTTGGTTAGACCAGCGCCATGGTAGCAACTCTTTGAAACCTTTGTTCAATGACTGAAGGAATGGGAATGCCAAGGCAAACTTCTCTGGGTTGTCACGGGTATAGGTAGTTGCGCGACCGTATGGGATGCGAGGGTAGCGATCGTACCAGCCTGCGATACCAGAGTCAACTGGGTTACCGTAAGAGGTATCTGACACCATGGTCATTGTGTCTTCAGTAGCCTTGGCACGTGCTTCACGGTCAAGAGGAATGATAGAGTCGACCCACTCGTCAAAGTTGAATTTGCCACGGAAGCGAGAGATAACCCATACGTTGTTCTTACCTGAACCAAGAGCCTTCAATCGGTCATCTTGAGTTGGGTACTTGCCACGGACAACTTCGATTGGGTCTTCATCAACCAAAGAAGCCGAACGAGCAGCCAACAGAGCTGTCATCATTTCTTCTTGGTAGTTGGTTACCCACTCACGACCTTCGCCAGTGACAGAGGTGCCTTCTTTGATACCAGAGGCAAGACCACGGTTTTCGGTACGAACAGCAGCTTCACGTAGACCTGCGTATGCGGCATCTTGTTCTTCTTGAGAGAAGAAGTTCTTGCGGAACTTGAACGCAATACGCTTTTCGTTGGCACCTTTGGCGCATGACGAGCAGTCGTTGTTCAATTCGCATGATGCCTGAGAAGCCACATCACAATCTGCTGGGAGATAGCAGTCTGTGTCCTCTTCAATCAAAATGTCATAGTGCGATTCGTCAACGAAGTGACCAATCAAGTGTTCGCAATCTAGTTTGCTTTGTGCTACAATTACCTTTACCATACCTTACCTCTTAGAAATTGAAACCAGAGAAGTCCTTCTTCTCATCTTTCATACGTTTACCAAACTTTGAACTGTCGAACAGTGGCTTATCTTCTTCCATCTTACCAGAGTCAGCGATACCAGCCTGAGCCGATTCTTCAACATCATATAACTTCATCTTGGCTCTGTCGATGCCAACAACGAATCGCTTGTAGTAGCTAGGATCGCCGTAGCGATTCTTCAGCTGCTTGATCATAATTTGATTCAACTCTTGCAGTTCTTCAGTACTGATCATCGCGAACATAAAGTCCACTGTCGCTGGTAAACCAAACGACTCTGAAGTATCCTCAAGACCAACGTCGGAGTTACTAAAACCCGAACGAGTAGTTTGAGTAGCTGACATGATTGGAAGATTGTGTTCAACTGCCAAACCACGGAGCTCTTCAGCGATGCTCTTAATATATGTATATGAGTTTACGTTGGCGCCTTGCTTCAAACGCTGTGAGGCACAGATGTTCAAGTAGTCAATGAACACGATATCAGGAACGAAGTCTTTCTTCAAACGTAGTTCTTCAAGCAAAGCACGGAAGTGACCAGCGTGAGCACCAGCTGTTGGATACTCTTTGATGATCAACTTACCCTTGGTCTTAGACTTAACCTTGTCGAGCTTGGTTTCGAAGATATCTTTCTCAAGAGCCTTCAAGTCGTCCATGGTGATGTTCATCAAGTTAGCATCGATACGTTCAGCGATGCGCTCTTCAGCCATTTCCATTGTGATATAGAGAACGTTCTTGCCGTCCATCAAACACGAAGCAGCCATGTGACACATGAACAGAGACTTACCAACACCAGTACCAGCCAGAGCCACGTTCAGAGTTTTCTTTGGTAGACCACCCTTGGTGATTTTGTTCATGAGATCGATGTCGAAACGAACACGTTCTTCAACACGGTGGTAGAAGTCAAAACGTTGCTCAACGTCCATCAAATAATCATGACCAACGTTTGAGTCGAAGGCAACTGCCAGAGCAGCAGACAACAGAGAAGGGATAGCGTCTTGCGTGTGTTGTTTGTCTTTGCCGTCAATGATTTTGATTGAGTCAAGGATAGCGTTGTAAACGGCACGGTCTTTACAGAACTTCTCAGTTGACTTCACCAACCACTCACGGTTGGATGGCTCATCGCTGAAACCATCAACCATGGCGTTGATTGCTTTGTGCTGGTCTTCAGTTATGTCCTTGCGATTGGACACTTCAATTTTGATCACATCCTTGGTAGGCTGTCGGTTAAACTCTGTGAAGAATTTAGACACAACATCAAACAAGATGCGATCGTTCATCTCACCAAAGTAAGCAGGAACAAGAAAGGGCAAAACCTTTCTTGTGTATTCATCATCTTTGATGAGATTCTTCAGGATCTCATTTTCAATACGCATCAATTTCCTTATTCGTCTTCAAGCGCAGCGAGTTCAGCGTCAATGTCTTCATCGCTGATGATGGTGCCATGGGCAACTTGGTAGTTGTTTTGAACCCAGTCACGGAACGATTGGCTCATGAGAATGTCCAACCAGAACTCTTTAGAGTCTGTGTCTTTCAGACGCCAGTTCTTTTGTTCAATCTCACCAGTCTCCATGTTCACACGTTGGTACCAACCAACCTTTGGCTTGATAACGTGACCTGACTCAAGAGCCATGTCCATCAAACCAGACCAACGAGAGATACCACCGTCATACTTCACGGTAACTGGAATCTTGCTCTTCTCACGAACGTAGCGAGACTTCTCAACGTTGATGATGAAGTTGTAGCCGATGACTTCGGTGCCTTCTTTTTCTTGCTGGCGACCCAGAATGAAGATGTTATCAGCTGAGTAGTAAGAACCTGTACCACCACCAACGATGGCTTTCGGGAACATACCAATTTCCATGTAGGTGTGGTTCACCACGACCATAGGAATATCCTTCATGGTCAAGTGCGGTGTTACCATACGGAACAGAGACTTCAACTGTTTGGCACGAGTCATATCGCCCACTGACTTTTCGTTCAGCGCATCTTCAACTTCTTTCTTAGAAGCCAAGTTACCGATAGAGTCAACCAAGATGATCACACGTTCGTCGCGTTGGATCTCGTTGATCTGTTTCATAATGTCAAACTTCAGCTGTTCAACGTCAGTGATTGGTGTATGGATAACACGCTCAGTGTCGATACCGAACGAATCGAAGTACGACTGTGGTGTACCGAATTCTGAATCATAGAACAACAGCACTGACTCAGGGTACTTGTCCATATAGGACTTTGCCATCAACAACGAGAACGCTGTCTTGAAGTGCTTCGATGGACCTGCCCACATTGTGAGTCCAGGTGTCAGACCACCATCAAGGCGACCCGAAAGGGCAACGTTGATAGCAGGGATTGTGGTTGGAATCATGTCCTTCTTTTGGAAGAACTTTGACTTCGACAGAATCGCTGACTCAGCGATCGTCGAGTTCTTACGAATCTTTTCTAGTAAGCTCATTCTGCTTTTCCTTCTTCTTGAGCTGGTTCTTCAACAGCGGCACGGAGCTCGTCTTCAGGGAACACAGCGGACACTGGTTGACACACCATTGAGGCATACTCAAAGGCACAAATCAAACACAAGTGAACATCTTTGTAGCCAAACTCTGGCGCATTCAATGTGAAGTGGTGCGGTCCAACATCACCATGCTTCTCACAGATAACCTTCGGCAACACAGGTTGTTCGTAAGGTTGTTGAGCCATCGGGGCTTCTTGGGTTTCGTCAGTCATATTATCTCCTAGGAAAAGAAATCTTCAAGCGAGGACTGTTCTTCGGCAGTCCAGTTGATCGCATCGAGGATAGTTGAAAGTGGATCGAGAAAAACCTTCTCGTACTGTTTATTATAATCTATGTAGCCATTTATGTCAAACTCTTCAGGAATCTTGCCGCTGAACGAGATGACGTTTTCGCTGAGAGTGTTTGGCTCTTTCAAGTAGATGAACTTGATTTTGTCACCGTCACGAATTGGTTGATACTTGTCAGTCAGATTCAACTCTCGCAGCTTGTGATTGTAAACAAGAGCACCACGAACATGAATCGGTGTCGCCTTTCGATAGATGCTGGTTGGGTCAGCGTACTCAGTGATACCATTCACGCCACGAGGGAACGCAATGTCTTCGATGGGCAGAGTCATAAACTCTTCACGACAGTCAGCCACAAACTTATGTAGGGCTGACTTGTCACCACCAAGGATAACGCCGATACTTGACTTCAACTTCTCACGCACGATATGTGGAGTTGAAGACTTAACCACCTCGAGACCCATGATCTTCATCTTGGGAGTTGCGTAGTCAACACCTTCGGAGTTGTGAACGTTGAGCACGTAGCGCTTCTTGGCAACGAAGATACCCTTGTCGGCGATTGACTCTCGCTTCATCACCATCTTCTGCTCGTAGGCATTCAGATATGTAGCAAGTTCTTCGTACGACTTGTCAATGACTGATTGAATCTTGTCTTCACAAATCTGGTCAATGAACGAGACGACCTTCTTGGTGTCGTAGTCTTTGCCGAACACCTTCTCAACCAGAGGGTTAAAGTTCAGGTAGCATGAGTCAGTGTCAATGGCAATCACATAGTCAACAGCTGCGGTTTTCAACACGGAGTTGAAGTATTCATTGAACGTCTTAGCAATCCAACGAATAGACAACTGACCAGACATCGTGATGCCTTCGGCGATGCGGTTATCGAACCAACGGAAGTACTGGTTTGCCAAGGAACCGTAAGCTGAGTTCAACGAAATCTTCATAGCCATCTGAAGGTTGTTCAGTCGGGAGACTTCTTTGTCCATCTCGTAGGCTGTTTTCTTGTCGCCTGACTTCTTGGCATCTTCGTACTTCTGTTGAGCAGCAAGCATCTCTTTCTTGAAACGCTTACGGTTATCATACATTTCCTGCATCAGTTCAGGAAGGAAGCCACGTTTGTCTTTGCGATAGCACCAGCCGTTTGCTGCCATGGACAGGTTCTTCTCAACCAGTTCAGCTGAGTAGTCAACCTCACGGAACAACAGCTTATCAACTGATGCGGAATACTGAAGACCCTGAACCAAAGTCTCAGGACTCATGTTGTACTGCATGATCAAGTGAGGATACAGAGAGTTCAAGTCGAACGACACGACCCACTTGTGGTAGCCAAGCAACGGTGCCTTCACGTAGCCACCTTCGATACCATCAGAGTGGCTCGAGCGTGGGCGTGGCGGCAGCGCAATCTGTTGACCCTTCAACTTGTTGTAGATCATGGTATCCCACATGCGACCCTGCGAGAACACGTCTTCGTAGTTGACCTTGCCGTAGTAAGCCATAACGCAAGCCAACTCGATCAGACGCATCTTATCTTCAAGACGGTCAATCAAGCGAACGTCTTTCATGTTGTACTTGACGAAGGTGTCCCAGTGTGATGTGTAGAAATCTTTGAACGACTCGGTTGGGTTCTCTAGCTTGCGCTCACCAAGTTCAACGAAGGCGATGTGGTCAAGTTTGTATGACTCTTGCATGCCGTAGGTGAACTTCTTGTACAAATCCAAGTAGTCAAGGATAGCAACGCCAGCGATGTCATACTGAATCTCCTCGTTACCCTTCACGAAGGTTCGGCGTTCTTTCACCAGTTTCCACGGAGAGATGGCATTGGTCCACTCGTCACCAAGAACCACAGTGGCACGGCGAATGATGTATGGAATATCGAAGAAGTTAATGTTCCAGCCAGTGAGAACATCGGGACCAAGTTCACGCAGGTCGTTGAGGAAACGCATGAGCATCAACTCTTCGGACTTGAAGTACAGATAGGCAGCATCTGTTTCGCCGTTCAGATATGGGTGAGTGCCATAGGTTGTTAGACGTTTGGTCTTGAAGTCCTGAATCGTAATCAACAGGATCTCTTCGTTCGCATGTTCAATCGAAGGGAAACCGTTTTCAACTGTGGTCTCAATGTCGATACCAATGACACGGAGCAAGTCTTTATCGTAGACAATATCTTTCTTCCACGTGTCGCTGATGAACTGGAACGTGAAGTTGTTATTGCCGAAGACCTTGAAGTTTGACACGTCTTCAAACTTAGACATGAAGTCTTTGGTTTCTTTCATGGAGCCTGGATTCACAGGCTTGACGCTCTGCCCATCGATCGTGGTCCAACCTGTCTGCTCCTTACAGGGAACATACATGGTTGGCTCGAATGGGACTTTCTTCTTCACGGGCAAGCCATCTGCGTAGCCTCGGACTAGCAGATTGTTGCCGTATGGGTGTACGTTTGTGTAAAAATCCATTTAGATTCCGTAGAGTAACATCATGATGTCAAAGGCACAGTCATGTGTTGGGTGGTGTTTGGTGACGTCGTTCTTATCAAAGTCTTTGACTTGACAGTAACCGTCCCGTGCTGTTGAGCACAAGATATCAACTGCTGTTCTCACATCACGCCAGTTGTTGAAGCGAGTGATCAAGTCTAGACCAGCTGCCTTACACAAACTGTCAATGCCCATCTGGTCAAGAGAACCACGTGCCCAGAACATTTGGTTCGAACCACCGTGACTTGCGATGTACTGGTTGATGAGAGCGATACCTTCGGCAGTGGTAACGTCATCCTTGCTTGGTGTTAGACTTACTTTCTTCACGTAGTCATGTTGCTTGCTCCACCATTCGATGGTGCCCTTGTCGATGGTGCGCTTGAGTTGCTTAATCTGCTCCTCAACATCGAACTTCACAAATAACGCAGAGTCAAGTAACTCTTGGTACGTGGGTTTCTGACCATCAGCCACATGAATGATAGAGGCTGATAGAATGACACACGTGGACTCTACACCTAGAGTCTCAATATCGAACATAAACATAATTTCTTTCCAATGAAAAACACATCCAAGCATATAGTATACTCGGATGTGCCGTATTTGTCAAATCAATCTTGCGATTCTTGGTACTCGAGGAACGCATCTTCAAGTCCAGCCCACTCAACCAATTCTTGCGGGATGTCGTTCTTGCTATCAGGGTCACTGATATCGTACTCGTATTCTTCAAGTGCGCCATTCAAGAAACGGCTCACGAATGCCATTCCTGGCTCATGGGCAAGGGCTTCAATCTGCCAGTCAGCTGCCACCAGATATTCGTACAGAGCTATTGGCGGTGCCCACGCAGTCTCAAAGAACACGGTGACTGTGTAGTCATCGTTACGTTGGAATCGAATCTCGCTGGCATCCCACTTGGTGCCCCAGTTGGTCACATTCCAGTTGTACCAGTCATCGGCTTGGTCCAAGGGACATGGTCGCAACAGATTGAACAGTTGACCAGAAGGGAAACCGTCTTCATCGACTGTCTCCAGTTCAGTTTGAATTCGGTCAATCAAACCCTTGCTTGGGTTGAAGAATCTTGCTGTGTTTTCGCACCAATTTGGCATGTCGTCTCCTAGTTCATCAATCCGTTAGCCACGCCAGAGAACACAATCTTGCCCTGATCCATAGCATCGTCCAGTTTCTTTTCTTCAGCCACATCATAGATGCGCTCTTGAATAAACTCCAGCTCTTCGAGCGTCAAGGCAGTGGACGGTAATTTGCCATCGAGCACTTGTTGAAGCACTTTGATTCGGTCATCAGATAGGTGTGTTATCACTGGGGTTCATTTCATTGTAAAGGGTTTCAACTGTCGAACGGTCAACCTTCATTTGGGTGGCGACACGATCGAACAGTTCATCAAAGTCGTCAAAGCCAGCGAAGAATTCAATCGCCAGTTGTTCACGAATGTCGTCAAGTAGGTTCTTGGTCTTACTCAATATATCTCTCCTGAATGATTCTCTTACAGACAGCAGGGGATCGGCACTTCTCACCGTTGATATGGATGTTGCGCCCCTGAATCTTCAGAGTGAATTGTGGTGTAACATATACATAGGTCTTTTTCGTTCCTACGACTTGTCGTTCTTTGGTGTATGTGAAGCCACCAAAGTATAGTGTGTCTTGCAGTTCTTCACATGCAAGTTTAGCCATGAATGCGTCATTAGCCAAGGTGATTCACCATGAGTTGGATTCGTTGCGCAGCTGTGGCACCTTCGTTGTATATTTCTTTTTCGTTGTAGTCGACAGCGCTCTTCAAGCACTTCTTATAGTCTTCGGCAACTTCATCGCAAATCCCAGCAACAGCCAGCTTGAAAGACGCTCGGGTATGTTCCGGAATTGGCGCAGCGGGATCGAAGGCACGTTCAGCAACCAGCTTTTCGAATGTGTCCCATAGCTTTTCGAAGCGATGTTGGTACACAATCTTAAGAGCCTCGTACGAGAGATCGGATGCCTCGGCATCTAGTAAAAGCTGTAGGTCGTCAGTGACTTTCCAGCAGTCAAGGATTTGTTGTTCTAGGTCAAAGCGTGTAGTCATGCGAATTCTTTTTCTTCAATATCTTGGGTACAGATGACACCACCGTTGTTCAGTTGGTAGAGTTCAGCGACAGCCTTCACGAAGAAAACCATGACGCGACCCGTGGGCATAATCAGAGTATAACGCATCAGGCGAACTTCACTTTGTTCAAGCCAGCAGCCATCACGGCGAGACCAGCGACAGCGACAGCCACCAAGGGCAAAAGTTGCGCATCAGTAGCGTTATCAAGACCACCAACAGAACCGAACACCATCATAAAGCCAACGAAAACACGAATCATCATAAACCCCTTATCAGTCATCATAGAATAATTATACCCGAAAACCCAATTATCGTCAACCATAGCCCTACTGGGCGTAGGGTTATTTTAGACGAAGTCGAAGGCAGCTTCACCGTCCACACGGCTCAGGATGATCCCGCAGCGGAGTTCTTTCAACAGGGCAGTTTCCAGCTTCACAGCTTCTTTCACGGAGCAGGTAACGAACAGAGAGCCGTTCACGAAGTTAGCCTCAAACGACTCAACTTCACGGAGGGTTTTACGAACCACAGTCAACACACGCTTTTCGAAACTCATCTTATATCCTTTTCGTCTTTCAATAGAATAATTATACCCGAAAGTTGAATTTATGTAAAGCCCCTACAACCTGTAGGGTTATGGTAAGTCGAAAGGTTTACTTTTTGGCGGTGCCTGTAGGGGCTTGCAGTGGGCAAACTTAGGCTGGGTTGGGGTTTGACCGTCCAGAGGCTTGTAGGACGTTTTGGAGACCCTTGTAAGGGTTCAGGGGGATTCTTGGGTCCAGTCGTTCACCAAAGCCTTTGCATCGGATGCAACGACCTGTTCGATCCAGTTGGCGGAGCTGGTGTAGTCTGTGAAGAAACGGGTGGCGAAGTACTCGCCTGAGATGTGGGATGCTATGACCATGACAACACGTTGAGGGTTGACAGAAACTTTCAGAATCCAGTCGCCCCTCTTCACTGCATGGAAGCAGACATGGCTGAGATAGTAGTTTGCTTTACGGTTCATGCAAATATTTATGCACGATACAACTTTCTCATCATGTTCATGTGGTTTCGGTATACTGAATCGTACACTGCGATTCGGTCATACATGGCATCGGCGAAAGGTGTCAACGCAGTCGCTGGTTGAATGTCAACGAGAGCATCAGTTTCGCCGTAGTCGCTTTGAAGCGTCATCTGATTCTTACGAGCGATATGCTTCATGGCTCCGTTCTCAGTGAGACAGTGCATGTAAACTTCAGTGATGCCTTTTGTTCTGAGCCATGTGATTGCTCGATCAAACATCAACTGAGCCAAGCCTTGACCACGGAAGTCTTCGATCACGGAACAGCCCAACTCGGCTTGACCATCCTGAATGGCAGCGTGGCAAGCAGCAACAAGGTGTCCGTCGATATGCGTAACGCCGAACCACTGGGTCTCGTATAGAAACGAGTTCTCAACGTAGTCAGTGATGTAGGTGTCGCTCACCATACCACCGAAACGTAGTCGTCTATCTTCGCCTTGAAACGAAGTCAGATGTGCCACAATCAATGAGGCATCGTATGCTGTTAGTTTTCTTGGAGTCATATTGATAAAGGGAGCCGAAGCTCCCTGCCTTTAGTCTTGCAAGAATTGCTTCTCAGCCTTTGCCTTCACGGGCACTTTGACTGGTTTCTTTTCTTCTGGGATTAGGCGCTCAAGAGCAATCTTGAGGATACCGTTGAAGAGTTCAGCGTTCTCAACTTTGTACTCGTCGCCGATAGCCCAAGTGCGAGTGAACGCACGAGTAGCGATACCGTTGAAGATGTAGTCAGTTGGTTTCTCTGAGTTGCTGTTGCCCTTCACGGTCAACTTACCACCGTCCAGTTCTACTTCGATTTCGTGTGTGGCGAAGCCAGCGACAGCGATCTCGATCACGTAGTTCTTTTCGTCCACTTTGCGAACGTTGAATGGTGGGTAGTTTGGTACATTCTTGGTGATATCATCATGCAGTTTCTGCATTTGAGCCACTTGCCCATCGAAGTCTAGAAAGAACCTATCGAAGTCCTTGAAGATATCTTTGGCAAAGAATGCTGGTACGAATGACTTGTTTGTCATGTTTTTCTCCTATTAAGCGAGGTTGATAAAACGACCACCCGAAGCATGGTCATGCTGGTTACTTTATCCAGCGACAATTATCGTATGTCAGTTCAATTGCACGGACGCCTATACCGTAGACGACAACGGTCCCAAGGTGGGACTAGATTGCGATTGGGTTCAAATCAATCATATTAGCCTCGAGTGACTGCCGCTGCAACATCAGAGCCATCGTTGGCTGCAGGTACAGGCGCATCAGCTGCGTTGATTTGAGCCATAGCTTGTGAGCGCAACTTGTTAATCAAGTCGGCTACCTTCGCGTAAGGTTGGTCGCCCAACGATTGAAGGATTTGGTTAGATTCGTCCACTGTGAATTCAAATTTTAGTTGCATAGTTTCTCCATGTTATTTAAGTTTGGTTTTCTTGTTGCCAATGTTATACTTAGGCACAAGTTCCCACTGATCTTTTTCCTTGAAAGGAATAACCTTGATGAAGGACATGCTTACTTGTGACTCAGCCTTGGTTGGGTCAACGATCTTCAGCAAGCCCCAATCGCCCAACAGATTGGCGATGGTATTTCTACGCTCGACATCCGTGTGAGAAAGGTTTGATTCTTTGCCGTCAAGAGCGAAGAGCTCTTTGAAGTGGACAATGAAGTAGCGACCCTGCTTATGTAGAATATGGCAGGATTGATACAGTCTTTGGGGGAGTGGTTTACCAGCCTTGTCGTACTCGACGTGACGTTGAGCAACACCGATACGGGTCAGTGTCTCTTTCACTTTCAAGAAGTTGTCTGGTTCTGGAAGTGTCACCTCCAGCATGGACTCGGGAGTCCAGTCGTAGAAAATCATTTCGGTCATCGCTTGCCACCTGTGTCAAATTGTTCTTTTATACTTTTGAGTTGCTCAGGAGACAAAATCTTCAGAGCGACCCGTGCTTTGTCAATACTATAACCATAATATTGCATAACCAATTGAATAGACTCATCCACCTTGTCTGCCTTAGACCACTTGGAGAATCGTTTCTTCTTGGCAATTGTATTTATAAGATACGAAAATTGCCAGTCCTTTGGAATGCCAGCGTTCAGGTTCATCTGATTGGCATGGTGCACGGTGTCATAAAAGTATGAAAGTCCACGATTGACCATGAAGGGCGTGTAGTCCTTCTGGGCTTGCGGGTCTTCAAACAGGTTTTCTTTGGTCTGGTTGATGGCGTTCAAAAAGTCAAATGGTGTGTATGCCATATCAACCTCACTTGAACTTACATTGAGCCATAACCTCAGTCAGAGCAGCCATCGTGTTGATTTCGTGGTCAGCAACGAATGCAGCTTTGTGTTGATAGTCAGCCAGAATCAGAACCAAGTTAGGGATAGAGGCTGGCTCCATCTTTTCGTTGGCTGTGTCGTACAGGTTTCGGAAGATCTCAACCGAGTCAACGTCACTGTTCTTGCCGACCCACTTACGAACTTCACTGTAGTTGCGAGACTTCAGATTGGCAACCAAGTCAACGAATGACTCATCGTTCAGGTTCACCAGAATACCAGTGTCAATCTTACCTGAGACGGAGTAGCGTTGAAGTTCGTTGATGATGCGACGGAAGTCAGGGAAGTGTTTCAGTACGAGCTCAGAGATAACCTTCTCATCGAACTCTACGCCTTCTTGCTTGAGGATAGTACAGACACGCTTGAAGATTTGAGCAGCCATCTTAGGCTTGTCTTTACCTTCAACCTTGAAGTCTACTACGGCGCAACGAGAGTGCAACGGCTCAATGATTCGGTGCTTGTAGTTACAAGTGAAGATGAATCGGCAGTTGTTTGAGAACTCTTCGATAAAAGCACGCAGAGCTGGCTGCGTCGAGTTGGCGTTGAGATAGTCTGCTTCGTCGAGGATAACAACTTTGGTTCGTCCTTCGAGCGAAATAGAGCTGGCAAAGTTTTTAATTTTCGTACGCAGGACATCGATACCACTTTCTTCTGAACCGTTAATGAACATATACTCAGCGTCAATCTCGTTGCATAGAGCTCTAGCAACAGTCGTCTTACCCACACCTGCGCCACCGCAGAATAGGAAAGTAGGCAGTTCGCCAGAAGCGATGAACTGTTTGAAGTTCTGCTTCAATCCCTCTGGCAAAATACAGTCATCAATGTTTTGTGGGCGGTACTTTTCAACCCACAAGAATTGGTCATCACGTGTTTCCATCATTATCACTCCATCGTATTTCAAAAATCAAATTCATCATAAAGCGTGCAAGCCATGAAGGTTTGCGACGCATCTCATATTTAGTGCCCCAGCCACCACCCATATCGTAGACCCACCAGCCCACAGGGGGCTTCGGGGTTGCGATAGTGTAGGTGTTAGGCGAAGGTGGAGTCTGATTCGACTGCAACATAATATGTCAAATCACCAGTAGCGTTTGCGAAACGAGAGATTTTCTTTGGAGACACTGTCAACTTGTAGTCGTTCGGGAGCATCTTCAAGTTCTCAATCTTGATGTAGATGTTGAAGGTTTGGTCAGTCTCACCGATGCTGAAGTTGAAGCTGTTTGAGCTTGGTGCCTTCTTGTCGATAACGTGGAGAGCAACAGTCTTGCCGTCACCAACGATAGACAAGTCTTTGTGACCCAAGATGTTAGATGCCTTATGGATGTTTGCCAATGCACCTTTGCTGATGTCAACAACGATTGAGTCAGCTTCAGGGAACACGATGTCCTTGCTTGGCACAACCAAGGTGTTCTTCGCAGCGTTGTAGTACTTCACGCTGTTGCCTTTTTCGCTGATGACAACATGGGTTTCTTTGAAGTCCAACTCTGGGTCTTCAAACAACGACAACACACCAAGGAATTGGTTCAAGTCGTAGATACCAAACTCTGAGGGGAACGAGTCTTTGACTTTGGCGTTACCGAACACGGTCTTGTTTGTAGACAGAGTGGACAATGTATCGCCACCTTTGATCAACATGTTTTGGTTGATCGAGGCAAAGTTCTTGACGATCTCGAGGGTTTCTTTACTCAGTTTCATTTCTTTCTCCTATTTCAAATGAGTCATTACTATGTATAAGGATTATACTATATTTTGGGCTTTTGGTCAAATTTATTTCACCAAATGATGGGGGTTGGTCGGCGAGTGGGGTGAGTCGAACACGAAAGTGATTCGATCGGTATCAGGGGAAATATTCTCAGCCTCGTGATACTTCTTGTTATCGAACCAGAAGAATGTTCCTGGCTCAATGATGTGCTCCTCGTCTTCAACCTTGTAGCGATAGCGACCTTGAAGCGACAGGTGGTATCTGTCTTTGTGTTTGTAGTATGCGCCTTCGTCAATATGCAAAGGAACACCACAACCAACAGCCAACTTGAAGAACGCAGCACGTGAGAGCTTCGTGATACCTTTGTTGAAGATATACTGAAGCACCTCGTCGTACTTGTCAAACATTGGAGTTCTGACCAACTGCTCCGAGTCCATTGCCTTATGTGGATCTTCAGCGATAGCCATGATCAACGGCAAGAATCCAGGTGGGTTCTTAAGACCACCTACGTTCTCGTAGTGAGACACA